GGTAGTGGCATATTTAAAGCAGGACCTACTTCAATTTCAATTGCTTTAGTTGACGGTAATAAATCAAAGCTAAATTCTTGAATAGCGCGCTGTGCATGAAATGCAACGTCTGTTCGCTTAATCTTGCTGATAATTTTATCCTCACCTACATAAGCAATCATAAAATTGTTTACAAGGTCTTTTATACTGGTGAACTGGTAAGCACCGTAATTTTCATCGCCACTATTCCATTGCCCATCGGCACCTTCGTAGTATTGTTCGCTAGTTTGATTTATCAGCCCCATTTATTAAGCTTTTTCTTGTTGTAACTTCTGTATTTCCATTTGATTACCAATTTGGTAAATGCTTGGATCTTTAATAGCAATACCAGCAAGCTCGAGTATTTTGTAAACTAATTCAGGTTCTTCTGAATCGTGTAGTTCAAAATCTGTAGAGTTAGCAGAATTATATAATGCTTGCCCCGCTACGGTTGTATATGCCCACACTACGGTAGCTGGTCTTTTAATATAATTACATGTAACACCTGTAGTTAATTCAGCTGCTCCATATACTTTATATCCATCAGTTGACGCTACATAAATTGGGCGATCGTTAGTTGGCTTTGCCAATGGTGAGCTTGAAATGTATAAATATTCATTGTTATTTACGCGCTCAACCTCTGTGCTATTATAAATAATTGTACCCATACGATACAAGTTAGCAGGAGCTGTCCAATAGTTATTGGAGTACGTCATGCTACCGTTTGTCTCGAACAGGTTGATTTTTTCATTAAGGATATTGAGCATATCAGAGTATTCGGTATCATTACCGTGCATACGACCGAATTGATTAATGTCGTAAAAATATTGCTCAAAGATGTCCATTTGCGCTTGATTGGCAAATAGATTGAACTCTTGAGGCGTAACATATCCTCTTTGTTCTTTGTTAAGTATGGCTAATACTCGTTGATAAACAGTGTCTACGCTTACGCTCATAGTTGTATAATTATTAAAAAATGGGGACCGTTTTCACGACCCCCATTTGTATGACTTATAGTCGTTTTTCAATAGCGCTCAGTACTTCCATTCCCTCATCGGTTTTGAAGTAGGCGGCAAGCGCTGAATATGGGTGTTCATCAAATGGAACCGTCATTAGTTTTCGACCGGTATTTCCGTAAGTGAACGTTCTATTATCAGCTGATAAATTAATAATACCAGCTTCAGTTGCTTTAATACCAATATTACGTAAATGTACATTTTCGTCATTGGCGAGTTCTAAGAACAAATCAGGATTACGACGTGCAAAGATTAACAAATCTCGTTTAAGCTCCTTAGAAGAGAGTTCTGATACCTTAGAACCAAATTCTACGCGCAAGATTGCTTCTGCTTCATCTACGTCCATACCTTTTGCAGCATTCATTGCTTCAAGTTCTAATTCAATGAAGTCAACTTCTTCTTCTGCAATTTGTTCAGGTGCGTATTCTACAATTTTACCAGCTTTTGTAAATGGATGATAAAGAGAAAGCATTTGTTGCAATTGTACATTTTCTTTTGGTACGCGCAATACACCGTCTCTAAATACGATGCGACCCAATGTAACAGGTCCTTCTTGTTCGTCCACAAAACAAGAACGTTGGTTTGTAGCATAACGTAATTCGCGCTGATATCCTTTTTCTTCATCAAAATAAAGCAAAGGACGTTTAGCCGTATGCATTGTAGGTACTGTAAAGACTAAAGGTCTACGAGTTCCTGATAGCTCGTACAAACGGTCTTTTACAATCCATTTATTTTGTTTAGGTAACTCAAGTGGCTGTTCGATGTTATCAAATGATGCTACTGGAGCTTCTACTTCTGCAGGTGCAGGTTTTTGGGCAGCTTTCTTAGCTACCGGTTTTTTAGCTGTTGCCATGATATAATAAGATTAAATAAAGGTAATAATTACCCCCGCCACAAGGACGGGGGCAATATTATATAACTGCTTCCTAGTATGCAGTTGATTTCAACATTACGAAGTTGTTCGCAGCTTGAACACAGATTGTACGCTCAGACAAGAAGTGAACGTTCATCTCATCAGCATCGCTAGTGTAGTTACCACCAACAGAACCAGTAACCCAAGACTTCATGCGACGATCGTCAGCCTCAGAAGAGCGGTAACGGATGTGCAAGAAAGGACGAGAGATGTTCTGACCCAATGTTTGGTCGTAAACAGTAGAAGTACCAGCAGGTACCAATACACCGTCGATATCATCGATGTTTCCACGAGTAGTAGAATCGTTCAAGTATTTCCAGTCAGTCTTGTAGAAATCGTAAGATCCACGACGGAAACCAGAGAATCCTAGGTTCAATGCCATATCTTCAGAGTTGTTAAATACCCCGTAAGAAGTACCACCAGCTCCGTAAGAGTTTTGAGCAGCAAGCATGTTGTCAATACCCAAAGAAGTTGCACGATCCAAGAACAACATGTTTTCTTCGATAGCTCCTTGCTTGTCAAGTTCAGCCAAGATGTTATCAAAAGCATCTAGACCAACACCAGCACCAGAACCGCCAAAGTCAGCATCGTTGTAAATCATACCGCGCTCTTCAAGAGCAGCAAACAAACCTTGAGTACCTTCGATGTTACCGAACAATCCAGCAGCTTGAGCTTGTTCAGCTTCAACCATGCTCATTTCCAAGTAATCTTCGAAACGTAGACGAGACTCGTGCTCAGACTTCAAGTACCACAAGTAACCACCAGTGCCAGCTTCAGTAGTAACTTCAACCCAACCGATTTGAGCTACATCAGAACCTTTAACAGAGTACTTATCACGTAGAATGATAGGCTTGTTAGAGAAAGTTGTGAAAGAAGCATCGATAGAGTTACCAGCATTGCTAGAACCTTTTACGTACTCAGAACCAAATACGAATAATTTGATGTCAGCCTCACCAACCCAAGCAGCAGGGAAGAAACCATCAGCAGTGTCGTAAATTTTTACAGATACAGCAGTACCAGCTACACCAGATACGTAACCTTTCAAGGTGTTACGGTTAGCGTCGCCGCCGCGAGACATTACGATAGTCATACCTTCGCCCAACAAGTGGTTAGCAGGTAGAGTAAGAGTACCAGCAGTTGATCCAGTACCAGCAGTAGCACAAGTTACTCCTTCGTAAGCAATGTGCAAACGGCCTTGTTCAGACCAAACAACTTGGTCAGAAGCCATAGGCATTTCAGCGCCTACCATACGCAAGAAACCGCCGATAGTGCGCTTTCCGTAGCGTTCTACTTCCTTCTCGTATACTTCAGGAAGAAATTGTTGTGTAAAGTCCATGTCAGCCACAGACAAGTAGTTATCACCAAACAATGTCTTAGTAGGACGTGGTGTTAGGTGATTCAAGTTCGCCAATGTACTTGGCGATGATGCAAATCCAGCCATTTTTTAATTTTTTTTAAATGGAATTATTTTTTAAATCTAACCTTGAGCCTAGAAGCGCTTTGTCCCGCATCAATCGCGCGAATGGTCCAGCCATTAGATGCCGTAACTCCTTCATGAACCCCTCTCGGGCTCATATCTACGTTCTTTGACTTTGCCATACTTTCTTTTAGAGCATCAGCTTTGCCTTGCTCATAAAAGTGTTGCGCAACTTGATCGGCATTCATTGCTGTGAACAGCGATTTATGGTAGCCCTTGGCATTTGACATTTCCCCCTTTTCATTCAAGAACTTCTTGACAAAGTTGTTAATGTCGCCCTGAGTTTCCTTAACCTCAGCAGGATTTTTAACGCGGAAGCGGTACTTTTTGTCTCCAACTTGATAATCGAAACCTTCGAAGTTATCACTAAAGACTTTCTCGCTTTCAGCTTTAAATCTCCGTGCTTGTTGTTCTGCAATTTTAGCAGCCTCTGCACTCTCTTTATTATAGCGGTTAAAAAACTCAACCGCTTTTTGCTGTTCGGGGTTTAATTTTGAACCCGCTTTAATTTCTTCATAATATTTAGACTTTAATCCGTCTAAATAATTCTTAGCTTCCAACAATGCTTGTTTTCTTTCAAGCTTTTTAAGACGAATTTCACGTTCGTCGTCAAGTTCTTCGTCGTAAGCAAATTTGTCACTTAATAAGAAGTCAATGTCTTCTTTATCTAAGTGTGGATTTTTAGCCTCGTAATATTCGCGCAGTAAAGCATCTTCATTTAACGATGCATAATCTGTATTAAGGCGAACATAATCTTCTAGGCTTCCACCCGTTTCATTCATAAAGTCAACAACCTTCTGAATGTTTTCTGGCAATTCAATACCAGTTTCTTTTTGTTCAGCTATTGCTTCCTCAATTTGTTCATCGAGCTGATATGCAGCTGTCTCAACCTCTTCGTCTGTAATTTCCTGTAATACAGGCTCTACTTCTTGTGCTGGCTGCACATCATCAGAGGGCTCTTCATTTTGAATGGGCTCTTCTTCTCCGGCAGGTTCTGCATTTGTTTCTTCGATGTTTTGCTCTGATACTCCTCCGCTAACTTCGGATTCGTCGCGTACAGAAACCTCATCTGTGCTTTGCTCTTGAACGGCATTTTGTCGCAAATCTAGTTTAATGGTACCATCGTCATCGACGCTAGCAACCTGATTAGTTTCTTCACTCATGATAAAATATTATATAATTATATGTTGTTATTATTACTTAGGTTCGAACGTACCTAAACCGAACCCACCGCCAAGTATATCATTTCCAGAGGATTCGAAGTTTTTGGGACCAGATTGATTTTGACGCTGATCGATTAACTCGCTTTGTTGAGAAGCTTGTAGTTTGGTGCGCTCATCTTTCCGGTCCTCTTTTTGTTTTTCTTTTTGTTTTTGTCCCTCAACCTCAATGCCTTTAAGTTGCATATTGTATTGGAACTCAAGAGCCATAAGCTCTTTCTTAGCGGCAACCTCAGCTTGCATTTTTTGCTGTTCAAGTTGGCCTTTAAGTTGTTCAAGTTGTGCTTTAGTTTGGAACAACGCTTGGTCTTTTTGCACTTCAGCTTGAGCAGCAACTTGTTGTGCCTGTGCATTTGCTTGCGCTTGTGCCTGAATATTAGCTTGTTGCATTTCTTGGTCGCGTTGAGATTTCTTTCTGCGACGAAGTTTTAATAGCTGATTAGCAAGCTTAATATTTTTAACCTCGCGAATATCTATTGCATCTTCTAAATCAATAAGACCGGCTGATAAAGCTGTTTGAATATTGTTTTCAAGCAATCCTTTTTCTTCTTCGTCCGGTGTAAGCTCAATAAAGATACCAAAGTCGTACAAATGCAAATCAGT